CTGGGTCTTGAGTCTTAATTACTTTAGGTGGTTGCCATAAGTTATTAAGAATATCTCCTGCTATAGCATCACCTGCTACTGCAATTAAATATTCACCAACCTTAACTATCTTTTCATAACCTTTTGCTACATACGGTCTATCTGTGTATGTGGTCATTGAGTCTGCCGCTAGGACAGCCCAACCATTACCTTGGATACCAATAATTGCAGTCATAGTCCCCTACTTAATTAGCCTTTAGTTACTACTCTTGCATTACCTTTTCCACTTGATGTTAAACTTGAAAGAATTGATTGAATGTCTGGTGGTGGAGTAGGGGCTGCTGCTTGTCCACCTTGTTCTAGTGGAAGAGCGCCTCCTGCTGGAGCACCAGAGGGAGCAGGGGACGTTTGCTCAACCATAGGATTAGAAACTCCAGCAGAAGGAACTGGTTGCTGCGGAGCGAAAGTGGCTTCAATTGCGTCTTCTAGTGCTTGACCCTTTTGACGAGCCTTGATAACCGCAGCAATCTTATTTACTATTCCAGATGCGTCTTGTCCACCCGCAACCATCTGAGGAATTGCTTGACTTAATGCTGTAAGAGAACCAAGAAGAGATGTTCTCATATTCTCAATTTCAATCTTTTCAAGTTCTTGTGTTACGTTAACTGTAAATGGCAACTCACGCATAGCCATATCCTTAGATATTAAGCCACCGCCAAGAGCCTGTAACATAAAGATAAGACCTTGTGCTGGGTTAAGTCCTGCCAACATTCCATAACGAACATCTGCTGAGTAATCATTCTTGATGTCTTTAGTTGGTTTGTATGTAATTTCATATGGAGAACCAGAATCTACGCCACGAATTGTTTTCTCTTCAGGGTAGATAACTTCATCAACCTCAAAGCAAAGACCAATTACATCACGAAGTGATGCAGCAAAGATTGCTTGTGCTGATTTAACCTGTGTATCAAAGGCACCCATAAGAGCCTGTACACCTTGACCAGTAACAATAGAAGCATCAATGTTTCCAGTACGAGATTCAGGATAACGGCTACCTACACGAAGTTCTTGATTAAGAATATTCTGTTCTGTAAATGCACCTTGAGGTAAAGTAAGTTCAACGCGACGAACACCTGCTGGGTTAGCAGTACGAATAACTGCATCTCCACCAAGTTGTAATTCTTGCACATCTTGTGGAAGTACAATAGGCGCTTGTACTGATTTCTCTGCGGCTTCCATAGCAAGTAAAGCAAAACGATTGCGAAGTAATTGAATTCCTAATACATCATCAAACTGTCCACGCATCTCACCATCAATAGATGGCTTACGGGCAACAACAACCATTAGTTTACCTAGTGGGTTCTTGGCTTGAGATAGAATTAAATCTTGTCTTGTAGGTATATAAATAATTGATTGGTCTTTGTCGTAGTACCGAATCATTTCTATTTGAGCATTTAAGTTTTGGTCGTATCCTTCAGGACCAAGTAACTCTCTTTGGAATTCTGGGAACTGGCTTATTAACTCGCCCAATGTAAGGGAATATCTTTTAGCAAATGCTACACAGCGACCATAGCGGTCAAACTCTGGATATGAACCAATTGGATTTTCTAAACGGATACGAGGTAATTTTGCCTCATCATCTAATTCAATAATGAAAGGAACAAATCCATAGGTTAGATACCAGTCGGCACCTTGATACATTTGAACTGATAGGTCAGAATTTTGAAAGTAGTTGCTAGCAATACGAGTACGTTTATCAGCAAATGTTCTAGCACGGTCAGATACTTGATTAGCAGCAGAACAGTTAACTGCAGGTAGCGGAGCCATAACCTCTGAAAGGTCACGGGCTACTATGTCAATAAAGTTTGCTACTACGTTAGCGTCTACGCCATCTGGAAAAAAGTTAGGATATACTTGAGCAATCTTGCCTCTACGCACAGCAAGAACGTCAAGGTTGCGAGCATCACGCTCTGTGCTTCTAAAGCGTAGGGATTGAACCCGCGCTGCTACCTGCTCAATTGATAATGCCATTATATCCTAACGATAGAAAATTGAATTAGTTACCGCGTTTTGGGTTACTGTTAATTTTAATTGTTGGAGATTTTTTATAAGTATTATAAATTGGCTCTATTGAATCTTTAATACTTTTTGCTTGTTCTCCAGATTTTCTTCTATTAACAATATTAGTATTATACTCTGTAACATTTTTAGCCCTAAAATTTGATATTGATGACTGAGGTATAACCTTAACTGAACCAGTTTCTATATTTCTATATACAGGGGCTACTGTCTTGGCACCAGCACCAGTGATACCAGCCACTACTCTTGTTGCAATTTTCTTAATAGCACCTGAGCCTGCTGCTCTTGCTACTATAGGTATTAATCCTGACATTGTATTACTCCTTAGTTGTATGTTTCTGCCCATTGCTCTGCAAAGGCATCATCTAAATTAAGTGAACCACGTCTAGCAGTTTGTGCTTTAGTAGCCCAACGATTTGTTTGGTATTGTCCAACCTTGCTTGACCTTTGCATTAATTCTCGGATACGGATGATTGCAAACCATAGAGCCATCACACAGTCAGTTGGATTCTTTGTGTCAGGCTTCCAAGTAATTAATTCTTGCACCAGCGTCTTAAGACCTTCTGAGCCTTCGTTGCTAGGTAGTTCTAATATGTTGTTGTCTTGGAATCTACCATCTCTAGTAGAACCAAATAGGCTTGCCATAGAAGCAACACCAAATCCTACATCCCACTTATTTTTACCTGTGAAGTGTGAGTTAAGTTGACATCCGTGTGCTGCTAAATAGTTTCTTAATACATCATCTAAGGCGTAAGCCTTCTGGTGAGCATTAATTTCAATTCTTAGTTCTTGGGGTTTGTACTTTTCAACCCAATCTTCAATTAAATTTTGTATCTTGGCTGGTGTTGGTTCAGTCATATTGACGCAATCTAAAACATATATCTTGCCATCAGCACGGTTGTAAGAAACAACTACTGCTCCTGTTGCTCCCGCCATTGCTGGGTCGAGGCCAATAACTGTATATGTAGATTCACAGTGTTTTGGATGCCCTGGTACTCCAGGCTTGAGAGGTCCTCTTTTTCGCATTCCATTAACGCTACCTGCGACACAGGTTGGAGAAAAGATTGAATTCTCTGTGACATCTTCTTGTTGGTAGACCATAGCCCAGACAGATGGGGCCACTTCAGAGCGTCTTGTAAATAGTGAGGTGCCATCCCATTTAGGGTACAGGCCCTCTGTCGTTTGTTCATCTTTTTCGCCCTCTGGTCTATCAGTCCAAGGCCATAGGGTTTTCCAATTGGCTGGGTTCTCATCAAATTCTAAAACTGCTGGTTGAGAGAAGTATGTGAAAGGAGACTTGCCTCCAGTCCATTGCCCACCATCTCTAATCATTTTATATAAATCAATTGAGGAGACACGGGTTCCTACTATAAGCAGTTTTCCGTGCCGCCCCAAACGTGTGATAACTTCTTTCTGAAGCCATTCAATTTGCTTTTCCCATTCGTGGGCATTGGAGTTCATCACAACGTCAACTAGGATAATCATGTCAGCACGTGCGCCGTAAATCTGAGACCCGAATCCTAAAGCCTGTACCGTAGGGTCTTTCTCACCAGAGTCTCTTCCAGTGCCTAGGTAAATCATATCTGCTGACCATTGAGTAGCATCAGCCTTATATCCTCCATTAGGACCGAAGGCGGTCTGGAGTTTAATAAAAGCGGGGTGGCTAAGACGAGTCTTAATCGCACCTAAAAATTTTCTAGCCATACCCTGAGTCTTAGAGACAATGATTACTCTTGAGTTAGGGTTGGTAACAATCTGATACAAGACGTAGTTAATTGTCAGGGTTGTAGACTTGGCGTGTTCAGGGGGCACATTAATCAGGATACGATTTGTGGCTGCCTGTTCATAAGTCATAGCAGGGTGTAACCAAGATGGCTCGCGACCCTCTATTAAATCTATCCAGTCAAGGTGATGAGGAAATAACTTAGTATCTAGGAACTGCTCTGAAAAGTCAGGAAAGGTTATACTCTTTAAATCCCCTAAGTCAGCGATAACCCCTTTACCTTGAAGGCGGGCTTTATCTGCTCTTTCTTTAAAGGCTGGGTCTTGCATCGACCATTGTCTAAAGGTAACATCATTGCGTCCAACGGATGCTAAGGCTGCTGTAATGGTAGAACCTTGGGCTAACTGTATTAAAACTTTTTCTTGAGCCTCGCCCTTTGGTATATTTTGTATCCCTGGCTTGCGTCCCATTTACGTCCCTAATATCGGTGATATAACGCTATTCGCTAAACGGCATAACTGTGGTCGTCTCCTACTTCGTAGGTTAAATATTTATATATTATATTCAACGAACGAGGAGCCAAAACGACGAGTTCAGTTGAACTCTGTAGTTTTAACTACTATATAAGATAACCTGTTCGAAGTGCTAAAACCGAACAATCAGATTGAATATATTTTTTATAATGTCTGATTTGTGGCACTTTGTGCCTATATAGCGGGGGATATAACAGCAATTTTTAGAGTGAGAGTACATATATGACTCTGACGCGCATAAATAACCTCTGGGTCAAACCTGACGCAATAGGCGGGTGATTAGGTGTAGAGCAGGCAGGCAGAAGGCATATACCTGCCCGTAATCGGCAGGAGATAAAAGATTTATCTTCAGGCTTAAAGATTATTTATGAACTTATGTTGCTTGACTATCCCCTCGCCAATCCCCCGTTATATGTTTGCATTCATTCGCCCCTGTAAATGAAATCCACAGAGGGCAACTATTCGAACAGATGTTCTATTATAACGATTTGATAACAATGTTGCAAAACTGCCATTTGCCTATTGACACCGCATAACCCCCGCCCTTATGGTCTGCTTACTAGCCAAGGCAACCACGCCAAGGCAGGACAGGAGACAAAATGAAGACAGCACTAAGAGTTAATCAATGGAACAGGATTTGCTTAGAGTGTAAGAAGGACACACGGATTTATTCTGTGGAATATTACGCAAACGGGCTATACGGCTACTACTGCCAAGAGTGCGATAAGCAACTTAAAGAGGCAGGATACTAGAACTACCGCCCCCCGCCCGCTAAAGACGGCGACGGCTCAAGACCGACAGGGGCACGAGAAGGGGCAACAATGCGCCTTCCAAATGATAGGAGAATAAAGAAATGACCAAGAAAGACTATGAACTAATTGCCGAGGTTATCGCCACTAGTTGGCACGGCAACGGAGAGTTAAAGTTCCAACTCTCTCAAAATATGGCGCAAGCCCTAGAAACTACTAACCCCCGCTTTAATCGGGAACTATTTTTAACCGCTTGTGGGGTGAAATAATGGAAAAGATATTAATTCAAGATGTGAGAGCAATTACTATCGCCAACTTATTAGAAGATTATGCTAATTCAGAGGGTGAGGGCTTATTGCCTAGTTATAAGCAAGAGGCTTGGAATATAGCGCAAGACTTAAGGGACAAGGTTAAACAATAGCAACACCGCCCCGCCTCCTTAACCAGAGGGCACAGGCTCAAGACCTGAGCGGGGCACAAGGTAAAGCGGGAGATACCCGCAAACCTTACAAAGACAGGGGAAATAATGAGTAAAGATAGCACTCAAGCCTTTATTGAGGCTTTTAAAGATAGATCAAGCCAATGCGTTCAATGTGGCGACGATAACGATTTATTGGTTAAGTTCACAGCGCACAAGGTTTGCGGTAAGTGTGCCCGTGCTAATCACAAGAAGGCGGTTAGATAATGAAGATTAAGATTTTTAGCACTATAAGAAACCCACAGAACGGGCATATTGTTTGCTCAGGTATGTGCGATCAAGGCTACCTTGAAACTAAGGTTTATGTTGGATACTCAGCAACTCAAGCAAGAAAGTTATTTAGGGAGCACTTAAGGAGCGTGAACGCCTAAAACATAACGAAATTGTTATACGAAACAAAGCCCTAACCCTTGACGAGGGCGCGGTGTTCACGACACCATAGGGCACGGGGTAAGGCGGAAGATTTCCGCAAACCTTAAGACCATTTTGACGGGAGAAAATTAAAATGGAAATATTGGTAATTATATTTATCGCTATCTTTGCGGGATTGTGTGCGTTTGACTTATGATAAACGACAAAGTAAAGGGCGCGGAGTTATTGGCTACGCTTGAAAAGATTAAATGCGGACAAACTTACGACATCTTTAACCTATTGCCAGACATCGCAGGCGGTAGCGTTTGGCTTGATGAAATTAAGGATACCGCTATGTATGTGCAAGGTTATGTTAATGCCGACGAGTATTACGATATAGACGACGTTAGAGATTATAACCACGAATACGCCAACGGGCAATGCGAAACCTATTACAAAAACATAAACGACGAGGTTCAAGCGTTGAGTTTATGGGCTAGCAATGAGATTGACGAAGAGGTGGAAGAGTTGGCTTCAAATATAGAGCCAAAACTTACAACCTTACAGAGCCTTTATTTATTTGTGGCAAAGCGTATGGTGTGGGACGCAGTAGTAGACCAAGCGTTTCAGAATACAAACCAAGACGAATTGGTGGAGGCATAAATGAAATCCAAAAACTATTACAGAGTGCGACTACTTGCACGCATATTGTTTTGGACGGCGTTAATCCTGCTAATTTGGTTTGTTGCTACCTCAGTTTGGTGGGTTGAGGGTGGCTATTGCATAGGGTCTTCCGATACTTGCTTGGCGGGTGGATTATGACAATGTGCGGAGACTGCTTACAAGACATCAAGATTTGTGGGTGTGATAAATGAGTTATTCATACAGAGTTGTATTCATAACTAATTACTTAACAATTATTACAAATGTTGAGTTAGAGGCTGAGGATACTTTTCAAAATCTAAGTAGTGAGGCTTACGAACAGGCAGTTATTAATGGTATAAACAATATCGTTGATGAACTAGGTCAGTTTGATGAAACACTTATTAAGGACATAACAGTTTCTTTATTGCTTGAAGATGAAGAGATAGAGGTAGACAAATGAGTGAGATGTCCATAAGTTGGGGAGAGTTAGCACAATTAACCCACGCCACACAGGTGGCACAATTTAATTTCTGTTCTTGTGAGGACAACGAGGGCAGGGAAAATCCATATTCAGATTGTCCAAAGGAGGCATAAATGAATAAGCAAGAGTTATTAGAACAACCAATGGTGATATGTAAATCTTGCGGTTGGGAAATTATGAGAAGCGCGGTGTGGATTAAACCTATCTGTGATGATTGTCAGGGGAATATCTAAATGTTAGATGAAGATACGCCACAATGGGAACACACAATAACCGCAAGGGTTAAACTGAAACAAAGAAATAGTGCCGACGACCCTAATCAGGCGTGGGAACTTGCAAAGGACGACGAAGAAAGTTGGTATGTTGTCTCTATTGATTGGGATAATGTAACTAACTCAGACACAGTAAGAAAAAACTAAACTAATGAAGACAGGAGAAACAGAAATGAATGCACAACAAGACATAATCATATCTTCATCGCGGGAGGAAACTCTTTCGTGGAAAAGATATATCCATTTTAAATATCAAGATGAAGAATATAGTGTCTTGTTATTTTGGGACGAGTTCAACGGGTATGAAATCTATTGGAAGAATACAGAGAGTGAGTTGTTAAACTCTCATATTGCCCCAGAGTGGGCAGTTAATTGGGACGAAGACTTGTATGAAGGTTGTAGTCTTGCGGCTTGGCTTGATGAACTCACCTTTGAGGGCACACCAACAAATGCTAATGAAGATTTGTTCAATGAACTTATATCATCAGCAGAAAAGTTAATTCAAATGACGGGAGAAAAGAAGAATGATTAAATACACGATAACCGCAGAGGTTGATAGCCAATGGTTTGATATTCTAGGTCAGATTACTAGGTATCAAGAGGGATTTGTATGGAATACAGTAGAGGAGGTGAAATAATAATGGATATATGCCAGTATTGTGGGTGGGAAGTGAAAAATCCTGCTTGGTATAACTACTATAATCAAAAACCATTATGCGACGATTGCAATATGGATATGTATTTGGAAAAAGAAAAAGAAATGGAGAGCGCAAAGTGAACAATGTAATTGTTTTAAGAAATGCTTTTGATGTTGTCTATGAAACCAAAGGGACGGAGTGCGTGAGGGTATTCCTCCCAGAGGGCGTTGGTATCCCGCAGGATTGGGACGAATGGACAATGCAAGCCAAAGATGAGTGGCTATTTGAGAACCAAGATTACATAGACTATAAATGGAAAGATGTAGATAGAGGTGATGTAGTCCAAATACAAGAACTTAAATGAGCATAACTTTATTCTTCCTCCTATTGCTTGTGCTCAGATACCAGAAGAAATGGCTTACCTATTGGAGAAATTGGAGGACTAAATGAGTATAATTGCTGAGGTGCTAATGCCACCTGAGTGGACTAGAAAGGCTTTGTGTGCTGAGGTAGACCCTGAGATATTCTTTCCTGAGATTGGGGCTGCAACAAACCACGTTAAAAAAATATGTAAAGCCTGCACAGTCAAGGTGGAATGCCTTGAGTATTCATTTAAACATAATGAAAGGTTTGGTATATGGGGCGGACTATCAGAGTTAGACAGACGCAGGTTAAGGTCAAGAAAAGAAGCAGGTTAATACGCAAGCGGGTGGTAGCCATAGCCTTGTTGGTTATCACCCTAACCTTATTCTCCGCTAACAAGATAGGCACACCCTTTAAATCCCACACTCCACAACCCACTAAGGCTACAATGGAGCAGAAGAAAGCCAACAAAGCGTTGGCTAAGAAGATTGCTTGGAATGGTTATGGTTGGAAGGATAAGGAGTGGGTCTGTCTTGATAAAATATTTACTAAAGAAGCAAAATATGACCACTTGGCAAAGAATAAATCTGGTTCTAGTGCCTTTGGAATGGGACAAATACTCAAGGAAACTAGCACAGAGCCTATGGTTCAGATACTTCACACCTATAAATATATCCAGCATAGATATAAAACTCCGTGTTCTGCCCAAAGGTGGCATACCCGACACAATTGGTATTAGTGTTTGACCTTAGAGGAGAACCAATTTTTGTTTGTGTTTGTGGGTCAAAGATGTGGAACTTAAAAGTAATGTGGGATACTGAGACAAGGCAAGTGGGAATGTATTTACTAGACCAAGTATGCGAGGAGTGTGGGGCTGTGGCTACTGCACCAACAGAGATAGATGGGTGTGATTAGTGCCAACGTATGAATATAAATGTAATGTATGTGGTGGGCAACAAGAGTTAAGCAAGGCACACAATGATGAGACAATACCAGTGTGTTGTAATGAAAGTATGACCCGCTTGTGGTCTGCTACCCCAACCATATTTAAGACGGGTGGATTTTATTCTACGGGTGGTTGAGCCTGTTCTTCAGGTAAGTCTTCATCACGATAAGGTTTAAACCCACCAACTTTATTAATCAATTTCTTTATGGCACGTTTGTTTCTCATACGAGCAGTATCTTCACTAGGTAAATTCATTTCATCTGCAATTGCTTGGAAATCCATACTCTCAGAGTAGCGAAGAAACAATAACTTCCTATCTTCTTTACTTAACTTCCAAAATCCTGCGTCAATCTCAATCATCATAGCCATTAGGTTGCCGCCTTCAGAGGGTGCAGAAGGACGGGCAGTGCCACCAAGATTTAGTTTATGTGCAAGGTTTATCTCACCTTTTAAGACAGAGGGCAACAAGGCTTCAATCATATCTGCTTGGTAAAAGAATAGGTCAGAGGTTTCATAACCACCTGTCTTTGCTTTCCAAGCCTGACAATAATCTAATGCTTGGTTACGCAGTGAGCGATAGATTAAATTCTTTGCGTCCTTCTCACCTATTGCTTCCCAAGTATCTAGTTTATTTGGGTGCTCAACAAACCACTGATATAGATTTTGTTTTATATCCTTTATATCAATCTTAAATTTAAGTTGATACTCAGAGGCAACAGCGTCTACTATATACTTCCAAGGTTCTATTCTGTCCCATTCAATCACGTTAATTTTATGCCCAATTCTAATGGAAGGAATGTAACCAACTTGCTTGTCTTTGATTTGTTTTGGAATTCAGTGGTAGTAGGTAGCCACTTATCAACCCATTCTAAATCTTTGACCACTGAGTTAAGCGGGAAAGCCCATACACCAAGGGGTGTAGAGTTTATATACCAAGGCTGATAGCCCAGAACTTCTGCAGTTACAACTAGAAAATCAAACTTCTTTCTTTCTAACAAGAGAGTATCGTAGTGCGTAAGCCTAGACTTAAGTTCAATAAACATTTTGTAATGGTTGCTTGTGCAATCAAATCCATCATATTCATTAGAAGACTTTTCTAAATCAGAATAATGCCCAGCCTTTAACCAATCAAATAACTCTTGTTCCTTCACTCTTTATCCCATTTATTTCTTAAGACAAGCAAGGCTATAATTGAGTAGTTCGCCATATCTTTAAAGGAGTCTTCAAGCGATTCGTATTGTGGTGTTGCGCCTTTGTCAACAAGGTTATTAATGCGAGCAAGTTTGTCGTGCATACGCACTCGTAATCCATTGAGAGGTCCACCTGGTGAGTCGGAGATATTCTTCGGGCCGTAATCAAGGTGCTTCTTGATGAGTAATACTTTGAGTTCTTCAAATGTTTCGCTAACCGCTATTGCAAACTTGGGGTCGAGAGCAGGGGCACTGTTATTTGTATTATCAATTTGTTGTCCTGTATCTTTGTTGATGTTATATGGAAACCTTGCATTTCCAAGTGGGTTATAATCTGCCATACTTCCTCATTCCCCATTCTCTTTATCACCTTCAGTTAGTAATTGCTGAAGTGATTCATCAAAGTTCTGTAAAGAAGATTTGACTATCATATCCTCAATCAATGTGTCAATTAAGTCATAACCATTCTCTGCTGCAAAAAGTGTAACATAGGTAGATTGTGCTATATGTCTTATTTGTTCCGTGTTGTCCGAATTGTCGTAAAGAAATCTAAGTAGAGAACCAAGCATTAATCTATAACCATTAGGAAGAATTAGATAAGGGTCAAAGCCATCTTCATCATCTTCTAAAGTGTGGTCTATTAAATCAAATGAGTTATCAAATACCTCTCCACAATCGTGGCATTTCAGGTGGTCGGGGTCAATTGGCTCTATCACTCAAGCCCAGCCTTCTCTCTTATAT